ACTCGTCCTTCTGTGGATGATGAAGAGTTCGAACCCATCGTGGAAGATGAACCCTCTTCGTTCCGCAGTCGCGTCTCTGCTGCTCCTATTCCTGTGAGGGAAGATTCAGTTGTTGATGATGACGATGCTCTCAGTTACTTCGCTCGTCTCGCTGAAGAAGACTGATTCCAAAATCACATATTGATTTCGTTGGCGGGAGAAAAATTTTCCCGCCAATTTTTTTGTCAAAAAGTCGCGTCAACCAGTCTTCTTAAGACGCTGACTAATATAGCTATCTGATTTCTTATAGAGATTTCTCTTTCTAAAATCATCAACGAACTGCCTAAAGTATGCTGGTTTTAGTAAGTAAATTTCTCTTTTCTTTTCGTTCTCGTCTGCATAATACTCGGCAATAGTAACTGGTCTGCAGATTGTGTTTCCTGCTTTGGTTACAATAGATCCGTTGATGTTTAGTTTGTGTGTTTTATTATAGAACTCTTCGTCTACGCGCAAACCTGCAGGGTATGGACCGATCTCGTAGGTTTCGTAGTGTCTGATAGTTCCATATGGATCATCATACTCAGACTCTAGAGTTTTATACAGCGTATAGTTTGACATGGGCCAGTCATACTGAGCATTTACCATGTTGTTGGTAATAAGAATTACCCAATCATAAAACTGATCACCATATACTTTTTTCGCTAATGTATCTGGTCTTTCCCCATCTGTTATGGTATACTTGTTGAAGATAACAGCATACGAAAAGACATCATCATTAATTTTATATCTACGGAAAAAATTCTTCGCAGTTATAAAATCAGATTCCGAAAATGGATAACTAATTGGTTTCTCGTCATACGAGATATCTGGAATTAGTGAAAAGTACATTAGTATTTGTCAGCTTCTTCTGAGAATATGAGTTTGGTTTCTTGGAATGATAATGATAATGAGATTGCGACCATGCTACCATCATCATATGTAGCATAAGCACCGTCTGGAGTGTAATTCACATCAACTTGTGTGATGGCACACATTTTATATTGTGGAACATCTGTATTTAAGTCTCCTCCTCTCATAAAAGAAACTCTGCAAACGTTTGGAACTCTAATAAAGTTCGACGCAATTGATTGAGGAGAAGCTAGTAAAGTTGATACTGGTAATTCAGTTCCTTTTGCAAATTTTGGAAGCATCGCTTTTTTAAATTCCTTTACGATGTCTTTGATCATCGTTGCTTCATTTGCATTTCTGGGAACCATCTTAAAGTTTAAAGAAAAATTCCTTAAATCAATACCACTAAACAGCAATTCAACGTTTGGGTTTAAAATAACTCCACGAGTACTAGCAAAGATGTCATTTGGTTCAATCGATTCCCCAGTTATTTTTCCAATAACTTCTTGGATTACTTTAGCTCCAGTATTGGGAATTATTTGATCAATCATCGTTTCAAATGCATTTGTTCCATTTGAAAATTGTTGTCCTAGATCTGCAGATCCAGCACCAGTCAATATATCTCTGCCGATATTACTAAATGCCTTTCCACTCCAATTAGCCTTGTATCCAGTAGAAATATCTTCTGGCATGTAAAGGACTATAGTTTTTCCAGATGTTTTGTCGTATAATCTTGAAGACAATACACTTTCGTTATATGCTCCTAGTGGTCCTGCTTTTGCTTCTGTATCACTTCGGTTTATATCTTGGAATGGTGGTTGATATTCATAAAATTCAAACATTACGTAGTCAGAATTCTCTTTCATCGCAACGTTTGCTGGATACCTGAGAGCACCCGTTGCTGTTCCTCCTGCTGGAACTTGGATAGATGTGTAAGCTGTCCCTCCAGGATTTGCCCCCTTCCATTTATCTCTAGTTATTTCATTCCAGTCAGTTCCATTCCATTCCCAATATTTGAAGGAACCAAATCCACTAGTATAAGTAGTGTCTCCTACTTTACTTCCTCTTTTGTTTGGCTTTCCTGGTGCGAACATTACTTAGCCATCTCCTTAGATTGTTTTGTGCCGTATCCTTTTATGGTTCTGTGTCCCATAATCTTATCGTAGAATTTCTCGTCAGTTTCTTCCCATACTGTTTGTTTATCAATAGGAAATAACATGCCGTTCATGTTCTTCACAAAATCTTCAATAGGTAGGAGAATGGCAGTATCCCATTCAGCTGCAGCAAGATCAAGATATAATCCTTCTACATGGTCGTGAATATATTTATGGAAGCATATCTTGGGTATGTCAATTCTTCCTTTAATTAGCTTCTGTGTTGCTAGTAATCTTTTCTTTGGAGATAGGTAGTGTAGATTAGCTCCCCAAAATTCATTCTTGTTTGATTTTATCACATAAACTAGAGGGTTCTTATCATAGTAAGGTAACCATCTCATCTTTGCTTTATATTCAAACATGTAGAGGTGACCTTCTACTACATATCTCCTTAGTTCGTTAGTGTCTTGTTCTTTGGCAAGACCACCACGATCTCTTTTTTCATCTAGAACATATTTTTCCAGATTTGTATTATATCTACTTGCTTCTGCTTTTACTGTAGCACGATACCATGAGAGAGATTTCTTTTCTCCCCCCGCTTTTTCTGACACTCTTTCAAAAAGAGTTTTACTCCTAAGTGATCTTCGGTAAGTATTAAGAAGTTCATCTGCCTGTCTTCACAATACTCACGCGCAGCAGACCACTTAGCTTGGTTTTTTGCGAATGTTAAAACTGCATCACGGTAGGCAGTACTACGTTTATTTTTGTCATTCGGGGGTTGTGTTTGTTTTTTGGGTTTAATCTCGATAATATATTTGGTAATCTTACCAGTTTTTTCACGAACCTTGATATAAAAGTCTGGAAAATATCTTCTCACCTTGCCATCGGGAGCACGATAGGGGATAATAATCTCCTCGCTCCCCCACTCTATTATCGAGGGATTGTTATCACAGAACACCATGAACTTCCGTTCCCATAATGATCTATAGATAACACGAGTTGGGTTTCCACGATACTTTTCAGGATTTACAGGCTTGTATAATCCAGAGTACGCCATAAATATAGTTGGACCAACATAGGTATTTAGTGTGTCTGTAGATAGTTTTCTTGCTACTATTGCTGCTAATGGCGGCATGTCGTACTCAAATAATTTTGTAGTAAGATTCCTTAACCCACCTATTGTGATGCTAATATGTCTGCCCTAAAGTTTTTGCAAGACTGGGTTGATTATATTTTTAGTGAGCAAGGAAGCGATCAAACAGCAAAATCTCTATCTCAAATGCAGTCGCTTGCATATGGTCCAATCAGAGATGAAAATAGAAATGTTAGACTGAAGTATAGAGATCAATATGCTTGTAATATTGCCATAAGTAAAACAGAAAGTGGATCTAAGTCTCCAACGGAAAGAACATCAATTACATATATTTTAGAGAAAGCATATCCTTTTGCTATAGATGCTGTGCCACTTCAATTTGGATCGAGCCAAGTAACTCAGGTGACTGCTCAATTCTCGTACATGAGACATTATGTAATTAAAAATGATATTACTTCCTTCCGAGGTAATATTAATGATCTAAAAAAGCTATACAAATAGCAAAATTGACTTTTCGATTCCATAAAAGTAGAAAAATTTTTTCCGCCAAAAAATCGCTCAAAAAGTCGCGCTAAATATACATATGATCTGATCTGAGCATAATGGCATTACCAGAAGTTGTACTCCCAACTTATGAGTTGGAAATTCCGTCTAGTGGCAAAACAATCAAATATCGTCCATTTGTGGTAAAAGAGGAAAAACTACTTTTACTGGCATTAGAGACAAATGACGAAAAACAGATTGAAGATGCTGTAAAAAGTCTATTGAAGGGTTGCATCCAATCTCGCGTAAAATTGGAAGAATTAGCAATTTTCGATTTAGAGTATATTTTCCTTAATATTCGTGCAGTATCAGTTGGCGAAATTGTGGAAATGAATATTACTTGCGAAGATGATGGAGTCACTCAAGTTCGCTATAATCTGAATCTAACAGATGTTAAGGTCAGTAAACCAGATGGACATAGCAACAAAATCATGCTATCTGATAAAATGGGCGTGATTATGAAATATCCATCATTTAACGAATTTGTCAAAGTTTCAATTATTGGTCAACCACCAACTGCTGATGGTGTTGTTGAAATTATGGCAAGTTGTATTGATCAGATTTTTGATGGAGAAGATGTGTATGACAGTTCAACAACTTCTAAGAAAGAATTCGTCGAATTTGTAGAAAAACTCACAAATAAGCAATTTGAAGATATTCAAAAATTCTTTAATGAATCTCCAGTTCTAGAACACACTATAAAAGTGAAAAATCCAAATACTGGCGTCATGAATGAGGTTACTATTGCAGGATTGTCCAATTTTTTCGGGTAGCACTCTTCCACAATACGCTGGAAGGGTATTATAAAACCAACTTTGCCTTGATGCAGCACCATAAATATAGCTTGAGTGAAATTGAGAATATGATGCCTTGGGAGAGACAAGTTTACACTAGTCTCTTGATGCAACATTTGGAACAGGTCAAACAAGAACAACAAAAAGCAGCACAAAGGTAATGGCACACGGTTTTCTAGCTTATGAACCAGTATCGGGAGAAAGTCCTC